AATTACACATTGTAGAATCAAGTAAAGATAATGGATTTAGATTATGAAAAAAGATAGAAAATATTTTTTAGAAGAAGCAGAAAAACTAATCAATGGACCGAGAGCCAAGGAATATGGACCAGCAAAGTTTAATCATGAGCGAATAGCTAAGATTTGGTCTGTTATTTTAGCTAGAGAAATAACAGCAGAAGAAGTCGTTGCTTGTATGATAGGGGTAAAGTTAGCTAGATTAGCTGAAACAATGGACCACGATGATTCTTGGACGGATATCATTGGGTACGCAGCACTTGGTGGAGAGATTATAAATCATGAAAAAGAAACATCAGTATAATTTAGCAGATATGGGGGGCGATTGGTTTAAAGCGAAAGGACCAGAAGAAATGCCAGACTTAACAAATGAAGACATAAAAGAAGTAGCATCCATGGGTTTAGAAAGTGATTGGTCGCCTCCTTCTTCTTTTCCAGACTTAACTAAGCACGATAGAATAGCTATTGACTTAGAGACAAGAGATCCTAATTTAATGAAACTTGGACCTGGTTGGTGTAGAAAAGATGGTTATGTTATTGGTGTTGCTGTCGCTGCAGGAGATTTTATAGCTTACTATCCAATCAGACATGAGGGTGGAGGTAATCTACCACCAAAGAAAGTTTTCTCCTGGTTAAAAAAACAAATGGAAACACCTCATATAGAAAAAGTATTTCACAATTCCATGTATGACTTGGGATGGCTTAGAGCCGAGGGTATAGAAGTTCAAGGCAAGATTATAGATACAATGATTGCAGCACCTATACTGAATGAGAATAGGAGATATTATAATCTAAATTCACTTGCAGGAGAATATCTTGGAGAGTGGAAAAACGAAAAGATGATGAACAAAGCAGCTGAATATTTTGGTGTAGATCCAAAGTCTGGTATGTGGCAATTACCTAGTCGTTTTGTTGGTGCTTATGCCGAACAAGATGCTAGGGTTACACTGAAACTTTGGGATCATTTAAGACCTTTATTAGATAAAGAAGAATGTAATGCCATTTTTAATTTAGAGTCTTCTTTGCTACCTGTTCTGTTAGATATGAAAACAAAAGGTGTTCGTGTTGATATAGATAAGGCTGAAGGTGTTAAAAAAATGTTGGCTAAAAGAGAGAAAGAATTACTTGAAGAGATAGTCAAGGACACGGGACTCTCTATTGAACCTTGGGTCGCCACATCTATAGCAAAAGTGTTCGACTCCCTTGGGATTCACTATTTTCGCACAGAAAAGTCTGGGTCGCCCATGTTTACAAAACAATTTCTCTCTAATCATCCCCACCCCATTGCGGCAAAGATTCTTAAGATTAGAGAACTTAACAAAGCTAATACGACATTTATTGAAACTATTCTTAATCATTCTCATAATGGTAGAATACATTGTGATTTTAATCCTTTAAGATCCGATGATGGAGGTACTGTTACAGGTCGTTTTAGCTCAAGTAACCCCAATTTGCAACAGATTCCTGCACGAGATCCTGAGATCAAAAAACTAATTCGTGGTTTGTTTATCCCGGAGGAGGGCCACAAATGGGGTTCCTTTGATTATGCATCACAAGAACCAAGATGGCTAGCACATTATTGTGGTAGCTTGACAGGAGAAAATAAACATCCTCAGATAGATCAAGTGATAGAAATGTATAATAAAGGAGATGCTGACTTTCATCAGATGGTAGCCGATATGGCGGGTATATCTAGAAAAAATGCTAAAACAGTTAACCTTGGTATTATGTATGGTATGGGCAAGAAAAAACTTGCAAATGTAATGGGGGTTGATGAAGAAGAGGCTACAAAGCTTTTAGATACCTACCATGAAAAAGTTCCCTTTGTTAGAGGTATAGCAGAAAAAACATCTAGTCATGCAAAAGAGCATGGTGTAATTAGAACCTGGTTAGGTCGTAAGTGTAGGTTTGATATGTGGGAACCTAATTCATACGGATACAATAAAGCTATGCCTCTTGCAGAAGCCATCAAAGAATATGGTCACAAAGGTAGAATCAGAAGAGCTTTTACTTACAAAGCACTCAATAAATTAATCCAAGGTTCGAGTGCCGACCAAACAAAAAAAGCTATGATAGATTGTTATAAAGAAGGTCTATGTCCAATACTGACTGTTCATGACGAACTATGTTTTAATATCAAAGACCAAAAGGAAGCAGATAGGGTTGTTGACATTATGTCAAATTGTATACCAAATCTGAAAGTTCCTTTTGAAGTTGACTCCGCCTTGTGTGACAACTGGGGAGAAGTTGATTAAAGACCAGACTTTACGAACATATCCAATTCAGGCATTGTATCTTCCTCTGGCTTCTCATTTTTGAAAATTTCATAAGCATGAGAAGTGATATTAGATCTGTTTAAACCTATATCTTTCAATGTTGCATCGTCTAAACTATTCAATGCACTTACTGTTCTCGCTATTTTAAATTTGTAGAACCATTCCTTTAACATTATATATCCTTTCTTAATAATAAAGCTTAACTCTGCATTTTATATATAAATTGTTTCCATCAAAAAGATAAGACAGCAAAAGTGAAAGATATTCTTTCCAAAAAAGCATAAATCAACGCTAGGCTATTAAATTTAAATGTAGAAAAACAAAGCCTTTTCTAGGTAGGAATCATACCAAAGCCTTTTGTTTCGTTAATTCTGAGGCATCTGAGAGCCTTATTTTTTGAGGGATTGCATAATTTCAGTACGTTTTTGATCAGACAAGCGTGACCAAGAAGAAATTTGCTCTAATGTTCTGTAGCAGCCAATACATATGTTATTTTCTATTTTGCATACGTTTAGGCACGGGCTTACAATAGGCTGTGATCTTTCTTTTTTCGTCATTGGGGTATGGAATCTCAGGTTGTTCGTTTAATCTTCTAGCAAAATACAGGCAGTCATTAACATTTTCAAATGTCTGGTCTTGATTAATAATTAATGTGCCTATCATATAGACTAAAGCAAACTCTATCATTCATCTTTGGTTTTCCAAAAGTATTCATCTGTATCACCAAGTCTGAACTTTTGTCCATTTTCAACTTGGTACTCTATTGTACTCACTTTGAAGTCTGGTTGCAATGGCTTGTCTGGAGTTAATGAGTTATCATAAACTCTCATTCTATTGTTTGGATATAAACAAAACTGTCCGTTGCTTAGTTCTATTATATTATGTGACTTGTGTTCTGCTGGTTTCTCACTGGTTGAATAATCGATGTGGTCTGGATCGACATTGTAATTATCTAGTGTTGCTACATACTTACCTGTCAGTGTTCCGTGGTCTCTGGTCAATACTTCAAAATCCATCGATCCTATGAATTGTTTAGAAATAGCCACCACACCATAATCCATGCAGTTCCAAAACTGAAGGTTGTAAAGATCCAAATCTTGAGTCGGTGTAACTGGGTCAGAAACGAATGCAGAAATAGGTAACTTGTCATACAAAGCACCATAATCAGGAAGGTAAGTTTCAAAATAAAAAGCTCTACCAGGAATAGATTTTGCAGTAACCCAAATGCCTTTAACAAATTCTCCATGACCATCTTCATGATCTCGTAAATATTCTCTTCGAACCCATACATCTATTGACGGTAAATTTACAATCGATGTTGACATTATGATTTAGGATTCTTTTTTCTAGCATTTTTTGTTCTTGCATATGATCTATTTTTAGAGGCAGATACAACTTTCAATTTACTTTTTTTATTTAAGGCATTACCACCAACGTGATGTACGTCTTTTCCATCGCCTTTTTTAACCTTACCTTTACGCATCATTTGTCTTCGAGCCAAGTTTCGATTAGCTCGTTCCTTTCTGCGAGACTTAGGTTCTATAGCATATTCTCTTTGGTAATTACGTTTGTAAGCCATTAATGCATTGTTCCGTTTGTTATATCGCTAATATCTACTAGACGCTCTGACATATAACTATCATGATAATCTCCATAAAAGCTATGGTTTCTCATGTGTGTTTCTTTTACAATCTCGCCATTCTTTATTTTAAGAACAATGAATTGTTGCATGATGACCTTGTCATCATCTTCTTTTTCTATTGCAGTTTTGAACGGGCCGTCTTTCATTATACAATCCCCTTTGTATATCCGTTTGCTCTAGTATATGTTAGCACATCTTTTCTATTTGCTAAATCGTTAACGTAAGATACATGTACCCAACCAGAATTAGGCTCAATACCATCCCAGCATTCTAATATAAGTTGATCGAAGTTTAAATTGTTTTCAATATATTTAGCAAGATCATAATTACTCACACCAAATATTTCTATATCTGCTGCTTCTCCATCACAGTGTTGTGAAGTTGGCTTTGATCCTATGGCTTCACACAAAGCCGGACTTCTGTATCCAGAATTAATCATAACTGGTTTACCAAAAGCTGATCTAATTCTTTCTAATATATTGTGGCACAAAGATTCCATGGCTATAATGTGAATCTCATTTGGTTTGTTTTCAATACCTTTTCTTTCAGCCGTCTGTGATTTTGTAAATTCTGCTAGCGAAAAGTTTTTTGATAATTTCATTGTGTTCTAGTTCCTATTGTTAAATTTTTAAGAATATCAATTGGATTGCTTCCTAAGAAAGCAGGATTAGTTCTTGTTTCGGCAGACGTTGTTGTACCACTTGTTGGAGATATATTAGAAGTATCTAATACAGGTAATTCATCAACTGGAAATATAGGAAGTTCTTCTTGTGTCGATTCAACACCACCAGACAATAACGATTTACCTAATATATCTGTATATATTTCCACCATCTCTGGTACAGGTAATTTATTAAGTGCTCTTCTTTCTAGTCTTATATTAGCTTCTTTGTAGATAGCTTCATAAAGTTCTTTACTTGGTTTTATAGGACTAAATTGACCTTTTAAAATCATACCCAATTCTTGTCTTCCTAAATTAGAGTCTTCTTTAAGAGCATATATTATGTCTTTTTCTGACAATCCAGCAGTTCTAGCTGCTTGTATTTTATCATACATTTCTCTTTGTACTCTAAATAAATTATTATTGCCTTCGACATAAGCCTGTAAAACATCTTCTTTTGTAGAATTGTTAAGTTTAGCTATTTGACCAAAGCCTCTTATAGCAGAACTCCTTGTTTGTGTGTAACCATAACCACTAAAAGACAAAGCTTTTGGTACATCTAATTCTAATTTTCTTATTCCTGTGAAAGCTGTTAATGCCTCTTCTGTCTTATCATATTTAGTTCCAGTTGCTCCAGGATCTCCTGAAATTGCAAGAGAAGTTCTACCCTGCTCAAAGCCACGAGGAGTTAATTTTGCAAATTGTTCTACACCACCAGGTAATAAACCTCCTAAAACATGATAAAAACCTTTTTGAAGTTTTGCACCAGGAGACTCTGCTTCATTCCATATTGGAGCACCTGTGGGAGTTTGACCACCACGACCTAAATATTGTGCGGGTAAAGCGTCTAATACACGTTCAGCTATTAATGATTCACCTGCAAAAGGCTCAGATAAAGCTTTAAAAGATTCCCATGCTCCACCAATTATCTTCTCTGCTTCGGAAGCACCTATTTCTCCTTTTTGACTGTATGTTTTTAAAGCTAGTCTCGCTGGAGCCAAAACAAAGTCATAAGGCAACATGTAACTTAAATCAACATACTCAAATTTTTTACCATCTTTTGGATTGTTTAAAGGAACAGTTTGGTGACCATTTAAAAATTCAGGCATCAATTTTCGAATATTCTCTAGTTCTTCTTGTGACATATCGACAGCCATTAGTGCACCTTTTGTGACTGCAAAAGGAACAGTAGCAGCCATATTTACATAACTAGCTAATCTATTTGCACCTATAGCACGAATTTGTCTTTCCAAGATAGCTGCTTTATCAGCACCTATTTTTGCTACTAAAGAATCACTAGCCTTAAATCCCATCTCTGTTAAACTACGATTAAGTATGTTAG